CATTTGCACCCCCGCAGAAGGTTCACCCCCGCAGGAAATGCACCCCCGCAGCATCTGCGGGGGTGGGTGCAGATGCTGCGGGGGTGCATTTCCTGCGGGGGTGAACCTTCTGCGGGGGTGCAAATGCTGCGGGGGTTACGGTGAACATCGTCGAGCGCCCCTGGCGCGCTTCAATGCTCAGCGCCTTGCACTCGTTCAGCACCTTGATGGCCTGCTGCACGGCACGTTCGGACAGGCAGGTGCGCTCGGCGATCTTCGCCACCGAAGGCCAGCACACACCCTCGTCGTTCGCGTTGTCCGCCAGGCTGATCAGCACAGCCTTCTGCGCCGGCGTCAGACCCTGTAGAGGCCAGCAGGCCGACATGATGATCGTGCTCACCTGCGCGCCCTCCGCGACACTTTCTTGCGAATCGCTATTTCGTGTCGCGACACGCTCTCTTGTTGGATGGTGGATACCTGTGTCATATTCGGCTCCGTTGGATGTTCGGCACCGCCTTCCGGTGCCTCCTCAGAAAGCCCGGTTGCCCCCGGGCTTTTTGCTGTCTGCTCTACTGGATGCCTGAACAGGGGTCGCAGCCGACTACGCAGCGCCAGCCCCCTCTCCGTAACATCTGCTACGTGCTATGCCGCACTCCGACCCCGAGGCCTTGCTGGCGCGTCGTAGAGGTCTGGGCGGAGCTGGTGGCGAGTGATTCGAGCGCCAAAGAAGCGCTCAAGATCACGCGCCAGCGCAGCCCCTGGAGTCCGGCCGCAAGCCAGAACCTGCCTGAGGTACGCAACGCTCGTACTGAGCGCCTTCGCAGCGTCATCACGCTCTTGGATGCTGAGCGACTTCCAGAAGGCCCGAAGCGCTTCTGCGTGGGTGCTTTGGGGTGTCTCGACGGCCATAAATGTACCTCCTTGGTACAATCATGGTGAAAAGGTTGTGTACCGTCAAGGTTCTGTACTTTTTAGGTACAGATGATGAAATGGATAGATGATCGATATCACGACAATCCGCCGTGCGAACGCGCTAACACTGGCCGAAAAGGAAGGCGGCACAGTCGCATTCGCTGCTCGCATAGATCGCGAGCCAACCCAGGTGAGCCGCTTGATTGGCTCGAACCCCACCAAGAACATCGGCAACAAGCTGGCCAGGCACATTGAGGAGAAATTCAATATGCCGCGCGGCTGGCTCGACATTCAGCACACCCCGGAACAACACCAGCGGGTGGCTGAACCGACCGCCGAGTATCGCTCCGGCGGAAATCTGGAGTCCCTATCAGCGTGGTCAGACGGAGACCCGCTCGCGCCGGACGAGGTTGAAATCCCATACTTCGATGAGGTCGAGATAGCGGCGGGCGGTGGGCGAGTGCCTGACCTCGAACTGGCCAAGCGCAAGATCCGATTCCCGAAGGCAACTCTGCGCGAGGCTGCCGTCGACAAGAGCACCTCCGTCTGCGTGAACGTCACAGGCAACAGCATGGAGCCGCTTATTGCAGACGGCTCGATCATCGGCGTCGACCTCTCGGTCAACACGATCGTGGACGGCGAGATCTACGCCCTGAAGCATGACGACCTGCTGCGGGTGAAGTTCGTCTATCGACTGCCTGGCGGCGGCATCCGGTTGCGCAGCTACAATCGGGAGGAATACCCCGATGAGGAGTACACCAGAGAGCAGATGCGTGCCGGCGATATCAGCGTGATCGGCTGGGTATTCTGGTGGTCGGTAATGCGCCGAAGAAAGCATTGATGCCCACCCAGCCCGGAGTCAAATATGAGCAATGTTGAACCGCTTAAGCCAAGGGAGGATGGGCGACTTCATCCCGCCGATGTGACAATTGATCAGTTAATCGCCGTACTGGAGAAACTGCACCCAGAGGGAGAGGACCCCACTCCTTGCCCGGTTTGCGCCGGAACGGAATGGGATGTCTATGAATACGAAGATCGCCCAGTTGTGATGAGCATTCCAATCATCAGTCGGACCGTAAATCCCTTATTGGGCACCGACTCTGAGCTGAGGAATTTCTTTTTCTATACGTCATGCAGAAAGTGTGGACACATGCGTGCGTTCCTTTCTGACCGAATCGTTCAGTTGGCGAGCGAACTCTAATGGCCGAGAAGAAACTCAGATCCGTTCCGTTCACAGGAAGTGACATAGAGGACTTTGGGAGCAATACTGGCGGTGGCAACCCGCCTGGAGGCTCCGATTTGGAACGTCGCGTAAAGACTCTTGAGGAGGCTCTCCCCGTTATTCGGGAGAAGCTCGTACGCCTCGAAACCGTTCTTGATGGCGTGGAGAAAAGCATGGCGACTAAGGCTGAATTGGAGGTCTTGAAAGGCTACATCTCCACTGAAATGCACAAGTCTCTAAATGACCAGACTTGGCGCGTCATCGGGTCTTGTGTTGTGCTGGCATCCCTCGCTTTCACTGCTGCTAAATTCATTTCTTAGCGACAGCCCCGCCGCACCTGCGGGGCTTTTCATTTCCGCCCTATCCCTCCGGTTCCTGCCTATCCCACCTCAGCGTCACGGTGCCGTCGTCGTTGAACACCAGGTCAATACCGTCCGTCTCAGCCAGCACCTCCATCACCGCATCCCACGCTTCCGCCGGGTCAGTGTCCAGCCGGTGAATCGTCACCTTCCCCAGATCCTGCGCCTTCGGTGAGTTGATCATCGCGGACACCCGCATCCCCAGGCGATCAGTCGGCGTGACCTCGTACGTCTGCTGCTTCTGCTTCTTGGCCATAAGAACCTCGTAAACTGTACATGCATACAGTATCCGGGCAGTCGGAATCCCTATAAGAGCCAAAAAGGTACAACACGGGTATTGACAGTGTACCTTTTAGCTACTAATTTCAGCTCACCCTATGTACCTTTTTGGTTCAAGGGAGGCCACCGAGCCGACCGCTCTTTAACAACGCACGCAAAACGCCGCTGGCCAAGCCAGGCATTGACGTACCCGGCGTGGGCGAATCCCACCTGAGTACGCCGTATTGCCTAAGCCACCAGCGGCTGAACCAGAAAACGTATGGAAAGAAATCATCGCCCAGGCACAGGTGGCGGGTAACGGTGCTCAAGACTGCGGCGCGCGGCATGCCGGCGACACGGTCAACCCTGACAGCAATGACGAAAGACCCGCGGGTTGTAGAAGCCCAGTAGGCGAACGCGGGAGAAACACCGATTTCCCAGATGCCCTTCGCAAGAGGGGCATCGAGGAAGTCAACACGCCCTGGAGGGCATGCGATGAATGAAAAGGCCTCACTAGCGTTACGCCAGTCTCTTCGAATCACTCGCAGGGAGAACGACGTACACCGAGCGCGCATCGAGTACTACGAAACGGTCGGAATGCTGCGCGGATTGCACTACGGCGGAGCGATCGACTCCTGGCAGCTATTAGCTCTAACCGAGCTAGCAGGAAGCGCATACATCAACGCCGGTAAACCCTGGTAAGGAGACTGAAATGGCTCAATTCAATGTCGATGCGCACCTGAGCGACGGCAAGAGCCTGCAATGGCTTGCCTTGCCGGACGCCGGTGAACAGCCTCTGGACGTTGAGGTGAAGGTTCGCCAGGCGGCAATGAAGAAGTTCGGACAGTCCGTCTTCTTCAATTGCTGGGAGCACGTAGTTGCAAGCAACGGCTACATCACCGTGCGGATGCATGCGTGATGTAAGGAGTCGACCCGATGACAATCATTCACGAGTGCGACCGGTGCAACGCGCCCGGTCGCGTGATCGAGACGTCCGACGGATTCCGCTGCGAGGGTTGCTACGAGGAGGCGCAGGAGCAGGTGCGCAGCGAGGCGCACTGCCCCGAGTGCGGGCGCCTGGGGGTGACGGCTACAGGAATTTGTTACGCCTGCGAGAACATTTGAGAACACTGCCACGGTTCGCCGGGGCATCACCGAGGAAAGGACATGACCAAGCAGCAAATCATCGCCGCGATTACCCAACTGGCCCACGACACCACCATCGTACCTGCCGAACGCCAGAAGCAGCTCGAAGACATCGAGTTCGCGGCGCAGGACCAGCGCGAGAAGCTGGAAGAACGGTACTCCGACGACTAACCCGCCGCCCTGCCGGTAGCAGGGCATCACCCGCGCCTGCCGGGCTCCCCAAAGCAGGCCCGATCCACCTGGCCCCACCCCAGGCTGTATCGGAGAGTGGTCTAGGTAGCTCAGCGCGGTAGAGCAGCGAGCGCCAGCGGTCATGAACGCGAACGCTCATCCAATGCAGGTCGCGGGTTCGACTCCCGCCCTAGACCACTCCCCCATACAGCATCACGCAATCACAACAGACGGAGGCCTCATGGCGGCCAAATCGTTCAAGCAGATGATCAAGGACGGCGACCTGAAGCGCGCAGATGCGATGAAAGCTCGCCTGGAAGACCTTCACGAAGAGCCCGGTTTCAACCTGCGCGCAGAGGGCGAAGACCTCGAACAGAGCATCGCGGATCTGGCCGACTACCTGCATCAGGGCGGCATCGTTCCCGCGCTGGAAGTGCGACCCCGCGAAGACGGCGGCATGTGGGTTGTCGACGGGCACCGCCGCCGGCGCGCTTACCTCAAGCTCGACGCCGAGGGCCGTCTGCCACGTGACCCGAACGGCGAGTTCTGGGTGCCCATCGTTGCATTCGGCGGTAACGACGCTGAGCGCGTGCTCCGCGTGATCACTTCCCAGGAGGGGCGCAAGCTGTCCCCTCTTGAGCTTGCGCACGGCTACAAACGACTCATTGCGTTCGGATGGACCGCCGAACAGATCGCCCAAAAGATGGGGAAGACCCGGCAGCACGTCGACCAGGTGTTGGTCGTAGGCAACGCGAATACCGATGTGCAGCAGTTGATCAGCTCCGGCGCGGTAGCGGCGACGACCGCGGCGAAGGTCGTCAGGAAGCACGGCGAGAAGGCCGGCCAGGTGCTAGGCCAGCAGCTCGCGAAGGTGATCGCGGCGGGAGGGACAAAGGTCACCCCCAAGGCAGTAGCCGAGCCAGTCGTACCGCGCGCCATTCTGGATGACCTGCTCAAGGTCACTACCGATATCGTCGAGGCCTTCCCTACGGCACTCCGTGCAGGCCTGGCCGAAGGGCCGGAATCGATCACCCTCACCACTCGCTCGGCATGGGTAGAGCGGTTGATGGATCTCGTCGCTCAGGCGAAAGAGTCCCTCCAGGGGTAAACCATGTTCATCCTTCCATTCCTCATCGGCCTTGTGCTCCGGCACCAGCGGCCCGAACCGCTGCGCGTGCTTGATAGCGCCAGCGCCGATCCTGACCTGGGCGCCCCGGCGCCAGCAGGCCGGGAACGATGTACCCGCGGGGCGTCCGGAGTTCGGGCTCCAGGCGTCCCGCCAAGAATTCTTCAAACCATAAGGCGGTTTGTAAGTAGGTGCGGGGCGGTGGGCGCCCCGCATCACCCCTCTCTCGACTCCATGCGCCAGCACTCCACGCAATGCCGAGTGCTGACCCATGCAGCCAAGGAATCAATCATGCACGCAACCATCAACTGCGGCGGATGGATCGGCCGCACCGGCCTTGGTCTCGCGCCGAGAGAACTCGAAGCGACCGCCTGGAGCGCCAGCGAACTGACCGCAAAGGAAGTCGCGCGGCGCATGGGTATCGCCCCAGGGACTGTCGAGAAACGTCTCGACGACGCGAAATTCAAGCTCGGCGTGCGCAGCGTGCGCGGACTGGTGCTTGAGGCGTTCCGACGCGGAATCATCTCGCCTGCCGTCGTCTTGCTCGCATTCCTCGTCGCCGGCCACCCGCTGATCGATGACGACCACATGAACCGGAACCGCAGGCCGAGCAACGAGCGGCGAATCACCGAAGCCCGCACCGTTCGCCGGATCGACGAAATCACCATCAACGCGTAGGAGAACCACAATGCTCAAGCATCAGGAACAAACCGAAGTTCTCGCCGGCCTGCCCTCCCAGACCGCCCTCGCCCGCCTGGCGTTCGTTCAGCGGCTCATGGCTCCTGCGGTGGAGGAACCCTACCAGGTCGTGCCTCAGGGTCGCGGATTCTTCCACATCGTCGAGACCGCTACTGGCGCGGTGCGCGGATTCCGCCGGAACCACAACGAAGCTTGCGCCTACGCAGAGCATTTGAAGCGCCAGCAGGCCGCTAAGTGACCAGGCGCAGAGCAATTCGAACCGGCGGCATCGGTGCAGCCCTGGGCTTCATCGTGCTTGTGTTCGTGCTCCCCGCGGCTGTTCGGCAACAGCCACCCAGGACGCCGCCGTCCGCCGCCGCGCCAGCAGTTCAAGAGGCGAAGCCTCGAACGGTCTCCTACCGCTCAAGCGCCAGCCGCCAACACTCCTACATCTTCTGACCGGAGCCGAATGGTGATCAGCAAACGCCAGGCCCTGCTCAGGAAGCCATGGCGAGAGCTGACTACCCGAACGACTGAACTCGGCGTCGAGAAGCTTTGCCCCGGCTGCCTGCAGTGGTGGCCACAAGATGAAGAGTTCTTCTCCTTCATCTCCACCAGATGCCACTTCCACAACGAATGCCGCGCATGCAGGGCAGCAGCCCAAGCCAGGCGGCGACAATCGAGGATCGCAGCATGAGCCTGCCAATCAATGCACTGAAGGATGACGAACTGCTGCACTACTCGCAGTTCGATTCAGGGGCGGCCGACGAGCTGGCAAGACGGCTCGCAACGGGCGACCTGCATATAGTCGATGAGCTAAGCGAGCTTGAGGAATACGCCAGGGAGCTGGAAGAAGGGAAAGAAGAGGCAGACGACGACCTTGAGGTTGAGCGGGCAAAGTGCCGCGATGCGATCGCCGTTCTCGAAGCCACAGTGCAGTTTAAGCCAAAGACGGTAGACGACGCGCTGCATGCAATCAGGTCGGCGATAGAAATTCTGGAGGGCTGATGGCCAAGACCAACGCCCAGCGCCAGCGGGAGAAACGCCAGCGACAGCGAGAGGCAGGCATCCCCGAGCGCAAGCTACCCTCACCGCCCGCAATCGACGCAGCGTTTGAGCGCCTGCAGGCGGTCGGCGATTTCGAGGACTGGCGAGAAGCGTTCTCGACGCTGCTACTCAACGCCTCAGCCCTGCCCGATGCCGATCTCCTGCCTCTCCTCGTCGTGTCGCGACACGAATACACGCCCAGCGAAAACGTGTCGCGACAACTACTCGCCGCCGAACTCTCCGTCGCCGACGACGAACAGTAACCCACCACCAGATCACCGACGCTAGCACGCCTGGCGCGGCTCTACTCGTCCTGAGGATTACCACATGAGCACTTTTGCCGTGTTCGGCATGACGCGAGACGTAGCGCTCGCCATGGCCAATAAAGAAGTGAAGTCGGTACGCAAGACACCGCTCGGGGATGAGCATGTTCCGATGAGCGAATGGCTCGCCGCAGTCGAGCGGAAGGCCGACAACATCATGACCGGAACCAAGGTCGTCCAGTTGAGCCAACTCCTGGATACGCCGGACTTCTGTCAGCAGTTCATCGACCTCGCACGGAAGACCCTGGAATGCCGCGACATGCAGATCCGCGCCAGGGTCCAGCTTTGGAATGACGACGGAACGCCAGTCCTGACCAAGAAGCGCAAGCACAAGGTCGAGTGGCAGCAGTTCGGCCACCAGCCAGGGAGAGCAGCAGCATGATGCGCCGCGTCTACTTGTCCGGCCCCATGACCGGCATCCCAGACTTCAACTACCCCGCGTTCAACGCCGAGGAGCGGCGGATCAGAGCCCTCGGCTATATCGTCGAGAACCCGGCGGTCAACATGGTCTACCGTGGCGCGCCGTGGGAGACGTTCATGCGCGACGGGATCAAGCGGCTCATGGACTGCGACATTCTCGCGTTGCTCCCTGGGTGGGAGCGTTCTCGCGGCGCGAACATCGAGCGCAACCTCGCTATCACCCTCGGCATGCACGTCGTCGACGCCGAGGCGCTCCCCGCGCCCGACTTCGTCTGCAAGTGCCGCGCAATTCAGTTCACCTGCTGCTCCGTACCGAGTGACAACGATCCGTTCGTCTGCCGTCGCCTGGCCGACATGCCGGCATACCTCTCCCCGGAGGATCAACTGGCAAACGCACGCCAGGCGCTCGAAAAGATCGCCGCACTCACCGACGTCTCTACCGGCGGTATCGGTATGGACGTGCTCAAGATCGCCAAGCAAGCCCTTTCCAACTGATCAGCGCCAGCAGGCGAGAGGTATTCCTTATGTCCGCAGAAAAGCCGCGGGAGCGGCCAATCCTGTTCAACGACCAGATGGTCCGAGCCATCCTGGAAGGCCGGAAGACGGTGACGCGACGCGCCGTAAAGGGCTTGCAGATACCAACCGAGGACAAAACCACGCCTCACGAGGGCCTCCGCTGGAGTGCGCTCGGCCAGCGCCACCTGCGCTACGGGTTCAACGTGTTCGGATCCACGGAGGAGGAATGCGCGCATGAGCTTGCTCGGTGCGGGGTCTGCCCTTTCGGGAAGCCCGGCGACCGGCTGTGGGTGCGCGAGACCTTCGCCGACATTGGATGCCGTCTCACCTTCCGCGCCGATCTCGAAGACGGGGCTCACTGTTCCGTCACACGCTGGACCCCATCGCTGCACATGCCACGCTGGGCCTCCCGCATCCTGCTGGAGATCACCGCTGTTCGCGTCGAGCGCCTCCAACAAATCACCATAGGCGAGATATGTAAGGAAGGCCTCGCGCGCTCAATGTATGAGTTTATCCCCGTGACTACTGCGTTCGATGCCTTCGCCGAACTGTGGAACTCCACCGGTGGCGACTGGGACGCCAACCCCTGGGTCTGGGTCATCGAGTTCAAGCGGGTGACGCCGTGAACGCTCCCATCTACTGCCGCACAACAGGCCAGCGCATCGGGCAATGCAATTGCATCCGGTGCCGGCCTCCTGAGGAAACGCCATGCCGGGCGCCTACTACAACGAATTCGACCCATATGCCGCTCAGTGGCTTCGAAACCTGATCGCCGCCGGCCACATAGCACCTGGCGACGTCGACGAACGATCGATCGAGGATGTTCACCCAGATGACCTCAAGCACTACACACAATGCCACTTCTTCGCGGGAATCGGCGTCTGGTCGCTCGCCCTTCGGCGCTCCGGCTGGCCAGATGATCGACCTGTTTGGACCGGTTCCTGTCCTTGCCAACCTTACTCCAAGGCAGGCAAGAGACTTGGGTTTGCTGATCCACGACACCTCTGGCCGTCATGGAGCCATCTCATCAGAGAGCGGCGCCCTGCAGAGTTGTTTGGCGAGCAGTCTCCTGAAGCGCTTGTCCATGGCTGGTTTGATCTCGTCCTGGGCGACCTTGAAGAAGCTGGATACGCCGCTGGGGCGATACATTTTGCAGCTGCCTCATGCGGGGAGCCGATCCTCAGGAAGCGGGTCTACTTTGCTGCCAAGCATCTCGGCGAGGGAGCACAAGGACAGCAGTCGCGCAGAAGTCCTTGCCAGGCTGGACCGCG